GCAGATCTGTAACCGCTATCCTGCTAGAAAACCAAGAGAGAGAACTCCGCGAAGAGCGTGATTTCCTCTACGAATCTCCAACCAACTCCGGTAATGCTGCTGGTGCTTCCGGTGGATTTGGTGGCAGCGCACAAGGATTTAATGCTGGACCTACCGCAGGTTTCGACCCCGTTCTGATTTCTCTAATCAGACGCTCTATGCCTAATCTGATCGCTTATGATCTATGTGGCGTTCAACCAATGAACGGTCCTACCGGACTTATCTTCGCAATGCGTTCACGTTACACCAATCAGAGTGGTGTTGAAGCATTCTACAACGAAGCAGATACCAGATTCTCTGCTCAGAATGCTGCTGGAACTCTTGTATCTGGTAACGTTGGTTTCGGTACTACTGCTGCTCAGTCAGGAACCAACCCAAGCGTTCTTAATGATAGTCCTGCTGGAACCTATAATTATTCCAGCGGAATGAACACCGGAGACTCTGAGGCTCTTGGAGATGCTGCAAATAATCAGTTCAACGAGATGGCATACTCAATCGAGAAAGTCACCGTTACTGCAAAGTCAAGAGCACTCAAGGCTGAGTACTCACTTGAGCTTGCACAAGACCTGAAGGCAATTCACGGTCTAAATGCCGAAGCGGAATTAGCAAACATTCTCTCAACTGAGATTCTTGCTGAAATCAACCGTGAAGTCATCAGAACCATCTATAATATTGCTAAGCCTGGTGCTCAAGCAAATACCGCTACTGCCGGTACTTTTGACCTCGACGTTGACTCCAACGGTCGTTGGTCGGTTGAGAAGTTCAAGGGTCTTATTTTCCAAATCGAGCGCGATGCTAACGCTATCGCCCAACAAACTCGTAGAGGAAAGGGTAATATGATTCTTTGCTCCGCAGACGTTGCTTCGGCACTTGCGATGGCAGGAGTTCTTGATTACACCCCAGCACTCAACGCAAACCTGAATGTTGATGATACTGGCAATACCTTTGCTGGCGTTCTTCAAGGCAAGTATAAGGTTTATATTGACCCATATTCAGCAAACGTTGCTCCTAACCAGTTCTACGTTGTTGGTTATAAGGGTTCTTCTCCTTATGACGCAGGTATGTTCTACTGCCCTTATGTTCCTCTCCAAATGGTTCGTGCCGTTGGCGAGAACACCTTCCAACCCAAAATCGGATTTAAGACCCGCTACGGCATGGTCGCTAATCCATTTGCAAAGGGTGCTGGAGTTGGTGCTCAAGCGGGTCAAGGACTTCTTACTGCAAACGAAAACGTATACTACAGAAGAGTCAAAGTTGCCAATTTAATGTGAGCCCTTCTCACAATTCCACAAGGGACCTTCGGGTCCCTTTTTTTATATCTAAATAAAAATAAAAATGTCCTGCTCGTTTCCCAACCAAATTGATAATAGAAACTTCCTATCACCAGTTGGGTTTAAGTTTTCATTAGCAAAAGAACCTAAAGTTGCCTTTTTTTGTAATACGGCAAGAATACCAGAAATTACATTATCACTCAATACTCAACCAACATATCTAAAAGATATTGATGTTCCTGGAGATAAAATTACCTATGGTGATTTATCTCTAAGATTTTTGGTTGATGAGAATATGGAAAATTATATGGCAATTCATAACTGGTTGACTGGTCTTGGATTCCCAGAAACAACACAACAATATAAAGATTTAATTTCTATAACAAGTGACCTAACACAATCACAAGATCCAAAAAGAGCATTTAGTGATGGAAGTCTTTACATCTTAAACAGTAATTATAATACAACTGCCGTGGTAAAATTTAAGGATTTATTTCCAGTATCCTTAAGTTCTCTTGAGTTTGATGCAACACAAACAGACATTCAGTACTTTACAGCAGACGTGGCTTTCAAGTATACTGTGTATAATATTCTTGATGATAATAATACACCCCTATGAACCTCAGTTTAGATGAAATCCAGGAAATGTGGCAGAGAGATTCTGTCATAGACCCTGATAACTTACACGATGAATCACTAAAAATACCGCAACTTCATTCAAAATATTACACTCTTTATAATACGATTACTCTTCTTCGTGAAAAGGCACGAGAAACTTATAATAGAGTTCGTTTGGAACGTTATAACTACTACACGGGAAAGGCAACAGCAGAGGTCTATGCCGAAGAACCATTTCCGTATAAGGTAAGAGAAAAGGACGCCATACAGAGGCATATGGACGCTGACGAGAGACTGTCTAAGATTGATTTGAAGATTAGATATTATGATGTTATGCTTAAGTTTCTTGAGGAAGTTATTAAGATGATTACGAATAGAAATTACTCTATTAAAAATGCTATAGACTGGCACAAGTTCACGGCAGGTTATAACTAAATAAAAATAAAACCTGATGAAAACGTTTCTGCAATTTATTTTAGAAGCAAAAAATAAATATGGAATTGCTGATGATGAATATAGACAGTGGCAAAGAGATAGGACAGCAGGAAAAGGTCCTGCAAGAAAAACCTTTAATGATATAGAATATGAAATGAGGAACAAGGCACGTCAAGGTCAATCTCCAGTGTGGGCGGTCAGTACTGTATCTTCCAGAAATGAATCGGGACAAAAAAGAAGTAAAGCGGAGAAAGAAACAGAACTTTCGCAGGATGAACTCCGCAGTGCAGCGGGAGGTGATGATGAAAGGGCGTCTTTGGCAAAAGATACAGAAGAAACTGGAATTAAAAAGGTAATAAAAAGAGGAAAAAGAATTCAAAGTGCAACAGGTGTTAGACAAAGTTTGGGACATAAGCAACCACTCCAACCAGATGAACCCACACCAGAGGATCCTGGACACACTTTGTCTAATGTTAAACCAGAACCATTAGGTCCCAATGCATCAAAGAAAAATAAAAGACCTGAACCCGGAGAATCTGGATATGGACTCACTAGAACTCAAGCAAAACAAGATGCTCTAAAAAGAGGGGATAAATTAGGTAAAAATATAGATAGAGAAACTGATTTACTTAGATCTGGAAAAGAATCTAGAGCTGCAAGATTATTAAGTCATTTAAGAAGACCTAAACCAAAAAATACTGGAGCGGCGGAGAGAATGTCTGCCGCTTATGATAAAAAAGTTGATGACACTATGAATTCATAACATTAGGTTTGTAAATGTGAAATAAATACTCATAACTGATACTTTATGAATGTCTCATTTGGTGATATCAAAAAAGAATGAGGTCTATCTCCACATTCAAGCAGAACCTCATATCTACTATGAGTTAAAAGATACTTTTCAATTTGAAGTTCCAAACGCAAAGTTCTCACCCGCTTATAGGAATAAGTGGTGGGATGGATTCATTTATTTGTTTAATGTAGATACGAAAGAAATATATGTTGGTCTTTTAGATAGGGTAATTCAGTTCTGTAAGGACCACAATTATACCTATGAGTTCACGAATAATAAGTTTTATGGTCTTCCTTTTGAGATAAATGAGAATATCTCAAAGGAAGGCGTAAAGGATTATATGACGGCAATTAGTAGGCACGCTCCACGGGATTATCAAATTGAGGGAGTATACGACGCCTTAAGACATAATCGTAAGTTATTGATATCTCCAACTGCTTCTGGAAAGTCACTAATGATATATTCTCTTGTGAGATACTACGTTGAAAAGCAGCAAAATATTCTCGTAGTTGTTCCGACGACTTCCCTTGTAGAACAAATGTATAAAGATTTTGCAGATTATGGGTGGGATGTTGGTTCATACTGTCACAAAATCTATGCGGGAAAGGAAAGAGAAACTGATTCCCAAGTCATAATTACTACTTGGCAGTCCATCTACAAACTTCCTAAGCAGTATTTTTCTAGATTTAATGTTGTCGTTGGAGATGAGGCACACCAGTTTAAATCCAAGTCATTAATATCTATAATGACAAAACTTTGTGATGCCAAATACCGTTTTGGATTTACCGGAACACTAGATGGATCTCAAACTCACAAGTGGGTTCTAGAAGGATTATTTGGTCCATCATATAAGATTATTAAAACTGATGAACTTATGCAAAAAGGTCATCTTGCCAAATTAGACATTAAAGTTCTTCTTCTGAAACATCCTCCAAACAGATTTGAAACCTTTGAAGATGAGATTCAATATATTATTAATCACTCAAAGAGAAATAACCTTATAAAAAATCTTGCTCTGGATTTAAAAGGTAATACTCTTGTTCTTTTTGCCAGAGTAGAAGGACACGGGCAACCACTTTACGAACTGATAAATAATAGCAAAATTGATGATAGACACGTATTTTTCGTTCATGGTGGGGTGGATACTGAAGAAAGAGAATTAGTTAGGGAAATTACCGAAAGAGAAAATAATGCAATTATCGTTGCCTCTTATGGCACTTTTTCTACTGGTGTTAATATCAGAAATCTACATAATGTTATATTTGCTTCCCCTAGCAAGTCAAGAATCAGAAATCTTCAATCAATCGGAAGAGTTCTCCGAAAAGGAGAAAATAAAGTA